CGAAGGTGAGCGGCGCGACCTAAAGTGCGCCCAGGAATGGTCTACATACCATGGTTACTTGGATCGAAAGATTCATCATAACCTATCGTGCATGAACACAACAAAAGCTAACTTATCGAAACCCAACGATAGTTAGATGTACGTTCTTTCACGATCCGAAGATCCTATGTTATCAACTCAAGTGAGCATGCCATCACGTTACAAACGTGATACTCATACTCAATCCCAGCTGATTGGGTGCTAGTTTCAAACACTCAAACAAAGGACTTCCCATGTACAAAACCTACTCCTGGACACGACCAAAGTCGTAGTCCCTCTCACTAAATCCTCAAACGGATACCTCCGGGGCCATCATTCCCATGATGGCTACAGTCGTGATTAGTACGCCTAACACGTCGTTACCGTCCACTCGTGCTGAACTTTTGGCTCGGGATCGCAGGATGCAACATCACTGCGTCGAACGGCAAACCGCTTCGACAATTTACCCCATTCCCAGGCTTCCGCAAGGAAATCAGGGAAGGTATCGTCGTCGTAAACAGTCGCCATTCCACCACTATAATACGCTTCTCCAAGCATTATAGCTGAGGTGCGCGGCATCACAAATGGTGTTCTCCACTTCGGTGAGTCAGAACCAGGACACACATCATAGTGCATCTTGAACTTTCTCAACAAAGTGTTCTTGTGACACTGGCAATCTGTTGCACGGAACTTATGCAACAGCAGGGTCTTTCCACAAGACCCCTCATCCTCAAAGCCAAATCCACCTTGCTCCTTCGGCAAGTGAAGATCCAAAGGGATAGCTGAAAAGTATCTCTGAAAGCTCTTTACATAACGGCCCAGATCGACTTTCAGTCGCTTACACCTCAAATTCATTTGTTTGAAGTTATCAGCAGCTGATTGCCAAAATGCGTACGCCGAGCGATCATCAACTTTCTCCGCAACATTGACCTCACAATCAACGTTGCTACCCTTCTTACGGCCGACAAGTATCCCCAAGTTGCAATATCCCACATCATGGGCAATATATGCAACATAGCGAGTACTTAACTCGGAATACATCTGAGAAAAGACATCAGATGTCACTTCGAGTGCACTCTGCTCTACGGCTCTCGTGCGAATCGAAAGATAGCGAGAGTTGATCATGGCGAATTTGTCGGAGACGTAAGTCTTACCAACGCTTTCTACCAATCCCACCTCACCAATTCTCGACTTCCACTCACTATAGAGGGAATCTGGTCCAATTAGGAGACAATCATCCCCATTGACCAAAAGTGGCAGGTCGTCAAGGCTAAACCGACGACCCCAGACCTTCTCCAACACCATCCGACAGATAGCGGCATTAACACCGCACAAAATCGGAAAGGAGCAAGGATGCCCCATAAGCTGCCCGTTCAACATCTCAACGTCATCAAACGTCGATGTGATCTCTTCCTGTCCAGGGAGCGATGATACCACACCCTTTCCTGCCTTCTCAAAGGTCAAGGTAGAGGTGTACAGGGATTTCTTGAGCCACATTGATAGCTCCGGATAGTCAGCTAACCATGCTTCAGACAAAGTCTGTGCGGCATAGCTCGACAACATATTCGTTGCTGCTTTGTAATCTCCAGATAGGAACTTCATTCCTACATCCCAGTACTTTGTGATAATGGACTCTGCTCGAAAGAACAGATCATCCGCCCCCCGTCCAGTCAAGCTAAAACACTCAAATCTTTGAAGTGTCTTCCACAGCATAACTTGTAAGGGTTTCAACACTGAGTAAGAGTTGAACTCACCTACAGAAATGACGCGGAACTTGAATGGTTCAGGGATCACACG